CTCCCGTTATTTGGGTATAAGGTCTAGGAGTAACAGGGCAAGAGTGTAAAACTTTGAAGTCATACTCTTTAGGAACTAACAGTTTCATATTTGCTGTTATATCTAAACCTTTCTTGCCATCTCCTCGTGTAAGTGCTTGAACTAATCTACCTCTAAAGTATGTTAAAGACACAGCTGCTCCGTCAAGTTTAGGCGACCAAACTAACTTGCCTTTATATGTTTTTAGAGGGTTTTTTTCTTCGTGTTCATTTTCAAACACTTTTTGTAAAGAATACATACGATAAGCATGAGAAACTCTATTACTAGAACTACTATACCCAACTTCGGTAAAGTTACAAGAAGAGGCTAATGAATCAAATGCTTTATCTGAGATAATAGGTTCACCTAAGTAATACGCCTTTGATGCTTCTTTTAGAAACAGCTCTAAGTCTTGTTTGCTGTTGAACATTTCACCCATGAAGGCACCTCTCTATGTTTGTATGCTAGTATATGTTTTTTGTCTTTGTTGTAGTATTCTCTATACGCTACGACTGCGTCTTCGTTTTTATACTCATCTGGCATAGCTTGAGCAAACGGAGTAAGACCTTTTCTTGGAAGATCAATCTCTGGTAGTTTGAGTATAACCTCATCTACTGATTTGTGACTCTTCCCGTATCTATAACCATATTCATCATTCAATGCTAGGGATAGACAATATAACCACTCGTAGTTATCGAGTGATTCTCTAACCCATATAGTGCAAGGGTGATTTTCCATAGTAGGTAGATACGGAAAAGGTCTAGGGTCTGTTTTCTTTGCCTCCATCACTACTGCTCTTTCTTCTGCATTGATTTTACGAGGGACATAGCCCACATATTTGTGAATCCAATGCGTAGTACAAAGCATCTGAGCTGACTCAAGAGGCATTTTAACTATGTGCTTATCCAAATGATACTCAGCGCATTTGTCAATATCGTTGTCAAGTATAAAAATATTCATAATGAATATTATATCAAACTTTTGGGGTTGTGTCAAGTAATATTTTTAGTTAAGGTAAATTTCATCTAAAATATCTTTGAAGTGAGTTTCTAGTATGTCCTTAGCTTCTGCTATGGATAGAATCTCTACCAACCCCTCGAATAGTGCTTTTGAGTTTTCAAAGTCTAGTTGCATAGCAACACCATCTTTTGAAGGTTTAAACTCTCCTTCAAAGTCTTGGTAATATTTTCTAAGATGTAAATATTCTACACCTCTAAACTCATTTATAGTTAATCTGATTTGTTCTGTTCCGCCTTCTTTCTCTGATATTACTTTCTCATATATCTCGGGTGCTTCATGTATCTTCATGATTTGTTCCTCAATATAGATTGTAGAGGAACAACATGAGTTACATTGGTAGGTCTAAGAAGACGATAGGAGTCCGGATCCCAACAAAACAATAAAACTGTTTGTGAGGTTTCCTTCGCCCTATTCTTCTTAGACTGGATATATTTATTATCAAAGTCTAAAGTGCAGACATTGTATTTTAACTTTCTAGAATTAGTGCTTCTATAGGTTATTACGGCATCGCCATATTCTTGGACTAAGTCCTTGAATTTTTCCTTTTCCACTTAAATACTCCATTACATCAAGAAAACTCTTTCTAGTATGTAATGGGTTGTATTTAACTATTTAGACTAGTTACTATGCCTGTAAGGTAAACTGCTGCTTTACCAGTTAGTTTAGATATGATTGCTTCATCTACTTCCTGTCCAGCATCTTCAAGTGCAGCTGACAATGCTTCTTGAGCATCTGCTTTGCTGACTCGTCCGCCGCCAGTACTTTTAGATTTGCTACTACCGCTTGCTGGTGTTTTCTTAACATACACACCTGCTCGTGTTAGTATCATTCTGACACCATTAGGGCTTTCACCTAATTCGTCAGCTATTTCTTTAACCACTTCCATACTTGTTTCTGGAGTTGGTTCCGCTGCTGTATACATTGCTACAGCTTCTTCTTTTGCTTCGTCTGTCCAAGCCACTCTTCTTCTCCGTTTAGAGCCAGTATATCCAGCACAAGTGCCGAATTTGTCTAGCTGTTGTTGATAAAATCTATCGCCCATTGCGACTCCCTTTCTTAATTTATTATTTATTATAACAAAATATAAGAATATTGTCAAGAATTATTTTTTCTTTGTACCTAGTTGTTTAACATAAGATTTCACCCATTGGTCTCTTTTAGTATCATGTAATATAATACTAAAGCCGATTATTGGGAGTATTAGATTTATGCAGGAAGCATAAATTATAAAATGTAATATAGGGCTTTGTGATATTGATAATCTAGGGTACATCATCTCAAGTAATTCTTTTACTCTAGTCCATGTTCTAGTTAGTATTAATATCCACATTGATGACCATACAGTTAATATCCAATTCCAAATAGGAATCTCTGTTAGTTCCATAAAAATTTCTCATAAGCTTGCCCTTTCTGTTAAAATTTCTTTTCGCCTTCTTGTTGCTCTATTGTATGTAACAAAATAATGGCATAATGTATAATTTTAAATAAATCATACTCCTTGTGTTTATAGTCTTTTCCTTTTCTTCCAAAGCGTTGGGCATATTTAATTATATTGCCTAAACAAAATCCTTCTGCTAATCCTTGGTCTGCTATAAATTCTGTTGCTTGTATTCTTCCTTGTGCATAATGAGCGCTATAAGTTTTGGATATGTATTCCATTGCTCGACTTAAGGTTTCTTTTTCATTAAAAGTCCAAAGAGGTTTTTCGTTATCACTCATTGTGTGTCCTCGGTTGTCTACTGCTAAGTTCCTTGTTTAGCAACTTAATTCTACCACTTGCAGTAGTTGTAAATATGAATGGAAAAACCCCGTGTATTAAAATAATTATGGTCAAGCCTAAAAACAAACTAGCATACTTAAATGTATTCCAAAAGTGTTCAAAGTAAGTTTCTCCTACTTCTTCTAAATGTTTAAAGTTGAGTTTATGATGCAACATTTTCTACTCTCGTCTGATACTCAGTCCACAACCATTCTTTGTAAAGGTTGTAGTAAACTTCAAAAGTAGCGTGTTGTTTTTGTCCATGAGTGTGTCTTTCTAGACAGTTTTCATCATACAAGTTTTTTGCCCATCTTATAAACTGCTTGTTGTTTTTTAAATTTTTCATTATTATATTATACTAAAAATTGACAACTTTGTCAAGAACTATTTTTTGCTTGTTCAATAAAGTTCTTTTCATTAAAGCTCGCAAACAAAGTAAACCTATATTGAGGCGCTATATGTGATGATGGTCTTATTGTGTGTGGGATTTTTCCGTCAAAAAATACTATTCTTCCAGGCTTAAATAAGCTAGTATATTCTACTTCTGTACCTAAGTCATTAAAAAACAGAGTTTCACCATAATACTCAGGCTTCCACTCCATATTTATGTAGTAAAGTAAAGCGTATTTTTGATCGTGAGTGTGCTGAAATTGCACAGAGGAAGGAACAGCTAAATTGATTGTAGCAGATACAAAACTTAATTCTTCCAATTTATTTCTGAGTTCGTGGTTTTGTATCTCATTAACCAAATTTAACTGTTCCCAAGACTGTTTGTCTATCATGTGGTGTAAGCAAGGGTATTGCCTATGTTCAAAAACAGAGCTATCGTCCCAACCAATGTTATACTGAGCCATAATGGCTTTGAAGTATATGTTTGACCTGACGTCTTCTGCTAAAGTATTATCGTATATATCTATCATCTACATTATTGTCCAAATAAGTGTAGACGTCGCCTACTGTTAGCATTTTCTCTGCATATTCGTCTGATATTTCAATATCAAATTCATCTTCTAACTCTAAGATTAATTCAACTGTTCCCAGTGAATCAGCCCCGAGATCGTGTACAAAATGGCTGTCCATGTGTATATCCATTTCGTCTATACCCATTTGATTAGCTATTGTTGTAATAAGTGTTTGTTTTAAGTCCATAGTTTCCTACTTACTGTTAATTTTATCTTTTGCGGTTCCAGCATACAAGCCGAACCATGCTGCGCCAGCACCTACTATAATACTAATAAGTCCTGATTGTTCTAGTGTTGGGTCTGGTAAGTCCATAAACCAAATAGTAGAGTAGTATAATAAAAACATATATACACTTAAAAATGCTCTTGGAAATATTCTCCAAGAATCTACCATCTGTGACATCCAAATCCATCGTTGCCATGGATTATCTGGTTCTCTTTCGTTTTC